GCGACAGAGGATGCAGGAGCCGGTGAGGAGCCCGTGGTCGCGTTCCGGCGGTCTCAGGGGCCCTGGCTGGCGATCGTCGAGCTGAGAGCGCTCCTGCGGCTCCTGGCAGAGCGTGAGCTGTGCTCGTAGAATGGGGGTGTGAGCAGGACCCGAAAAGTGGGGGTGGATGCCGCGGGGCGCCGGGTGGGCGAGACGCACCACAACGCGCGGCTGTCGGACGAGGTCGTCCGGCAGCTGCGCGATGCTCACGAGTATGATGGCGTAGGCCCCGGCAAGCTGGCCCGGTTGTTTGAGGTGCCGCTGGACACCGTGAAGAAAATTATCTACTACCAGCGCAGGGTCGGCGTCGTCGCCAGATGGCGTGTGATCGAGGAAGAACTTGATGATGACGACAGGAAAGAAGCGGAGGGGCCGACCACCTGAGCCGGTGCCGCAGGACATCGCGGACGAGATCTGCGCGTGGGTGGCTGACGGCAAGACCCTGCGCAGCTACTGCCGGCAGGAGGGTAAGCCCACCGCGCGCGTGGTCGGTAAGTGGCGAGCGAAGTGCGAGACGTTCCGGGCCCGCTTCGCGCGTGCGCGCGAAGCGGGGTTCGCGGCGTTGGCGGATGAGTGTCTCGCCATCGCGGACGAGGACGTCCCGAGCAAGGACGCGGTGGCCCGCAACCGGCTGCGGGTCGACACGCGGCTCAAGCTGCTCGCCTGCTGGGATCCGAGACGCTACGGCAACAAGGTCGCGATCGGTGGCGACGCCGACGCACCCCCGGTGATGGTCAGCGATGCGGAGCGGCTCGCGAAGCTGCAAGCGCTCTACGGCGCTGCGGCGAGTCGGCTCTCAGGTGAGGGCAATGAGCTGCTCAACTAGCACGGGCTCGTGCGGCGAGCGCGAGTTGGCTGGGTTCCTGCGCGAGCGCGGGTGGCGTGCGGCGAAGCGCGGGCAGCAGCGCAGCGGCCTCGAACAGGCGGACGTGGTCGACGGGCCGGCTGGGGTCCACTTCGAGGTCAAGCGGGTCGAGAAGCTGAACGTGTGGGCAGCCTACGAGCAGGCCCAGCGTGACGCTGAGCTGAGCGAAGAGCCGGTGGTTGCCATGAGGCGGAACCGGAGCCCGTGGCTCGCTGTGGTCGACCTGGGCGTCTTCCTGGCCCTGCTGCGGGCTGCTGACCGGGACGAGGTGCGCCGGGTGCTTCGGAGCTGGGAGATTGACCAGCTGCTGAGCTGACGATATGGGTAACGCAATGCGGTCGATCGTGTTTCTGATCCTGGCCGGCCGCGCACGGTGCGCCCCGACGGCTGCGGCGAGTGGCAGTTGTCGCACTGGACGTTGGAGGTGAGAGGTGACGCGCTACCTGACCAAGGTCGTGATGCTCCCGACGGCGGAGCTTGAGTATCTCAACGGCAACGACAACCCGCAGGCACTCAACCCCGACCTCCTGGAGTCGGTGCGCGAGCACGGCATCGTCAACCCGCTGGTGCTGCACGCCAACAGGCGCAAGGTCCTCATCGGCAACCAGCGGCTGCGCGTGGCGCAGGAGCTGGGCATCGCCGAGGTGCCGTGCGTGATCATCGATGGCCAGAACGCACCAGAGCGAGCAGCGCAAGAGCACGAGGTGCGTGAGCACTACTCGGACGCCGAGGGCCACCCGGAGTATCCTGGCGGGTGGAACATGCGCGACCACAAGAACCCGACAGGCTGGTGGAGTTCAAAGCCGAAGTCCTAGCAGCGATGACGCCAGAGGAGCGCGCCGAGTTCGATCGGCTGCTCGCCTCTGACCCGCTGCCGTGGCGACCGCTCAACGGTCCGCAGACCGATGCCTATCTCAGTGAGGCCGACGTCGTCGGTTACGGCGGTGCAGCCGGTGGCGGCAAGACCGACCTGTGCTGCGGGCTCGCGACGACGCAGCACCAGCGCGTCGGCATCTTCCGACAGGTCGGCACCGAGCTGACCGCGGTCGAGGATCGCCTCGAAGAGCTGCTAGGTGGTCGCGAGGGCTACAACGGGCAGAAAGGGATCTGGCGTTTCAAGCGTCACGACGGGGTGCGCGTGCAGGTCGAGCTGGGGTCTTTCCCAAACGCTGGCGACGAGAAGAAGTATCGGGGCAGGCCACACGACCTGCTGTGGTTCGATGAGGCGGCCGAGATGCGCGAAGCCGCGTTCCGCTTCATCAGCGGGTGGGCGCGCACCGTCGACCCGAAGCAGCGTGTGCGTATCGGGATGTCTTTCAACCCGCCGACGACCGTCGAAGGACGGTGGATCGTCGAATACTTCGGCCCGTGGCTCGACGAGGAGCACCCCGACTACCCGGTGCCACCCGGCGAACTGCGGTGGTTCGCCACCGTCGAGCGCGAGGAGCGTATGGTGGAGGGGCCGACCCCGTTCATGCACCGGGGTGAGCGGGTGATCCCGCAGAGTCGGACGTTCATCCCGTCGAGAATCAGCGATAACCCCTACCTCATGGGCACGAACTACGAAGCCACACTGCAAGCGCTCCCAGAGCCGCTGCGATCTCAGATGCTCTACGGCGATTTCCGCGCCGGGATGAAAGACGACATCTGGCAGGTCATCCCGACTGCGTGGGTGCGCGCTGCAATGAAGCGGTGGAAGCCGCTCGCGCCGAAGCCCCCCATGGAAGGGCAGGGCGTTGACGTCGCGCGCGGTGGTGATGACCAGACGCTGATCTACAACCGTCACGGCGAGTGGTTCGACGAGCCGCTAGAATATGACGGCGCGGAGACACCAAACGGCCCCGTGGTCGCAGGTCTGGTGTTCGCCGCGAACAGGAACCGTGCGCCCATCCACATCGACGTGATAGGCGTCGGGTCGTCGCCGTTCGATTTCCTGTCCGAGATGCAGCTACAGGTGATCGGCGTCAACGTCGCCGAGGCTGCGACCGCTACCGACCAGTCTGGCACGCTGGGCTTCGCGAATCTGCGCTCACAGCTGTGGTGGGGTATGCGCGAAGCGCTCGATCCGGCGAACAACTCAGCCATAGCGCTGCCACCGAACGGTCAGCTGCTCAAGGACCTCTGCTGCGCGAAGTGGTCAATGCGCGGCAAGACCATCTACGTGATGAGCCGGGACGAGATCGTCAAGCTGATCGGGCGTTCGCCCGACCACGCCAGCGCGATCCTCCTGGCGAACATTCGCACCCCGAGACGCGACAGCTTGCTCGACACCTTGGGCCGCCCGAAACGCTCGGCGCCGCGAGACTATGACCCCTACAAGAACCTGGGACGACTACCATGAAAGCTTACGGAACCTTCCTGCTTCTCGAACCTATGACCGTCAAGGAGACGAACGCCGGCATCGTGTTGCCACAAGCTGGCGAGGACAGGGCGCGCTACGGACGTGTGGTCAGCGCTGGCAGCAAGGTCTCCTCGACGATCGCGCCGATCGAAGAAGACGCGGTGGTCGCCTTCTTCGAGGAGAACACCGTGCCGATCCCGTCGACCCCTGGGTCGAGCGTGCAGCACCGCATCATCGCCGCAGAGTCGGTGATCGCGGTCCTCACCGAGGAGGAGGCTTGCAAGGTCCGGCCGGTGGTCGAGGTGGCCGAGGCGTCGCTGCGATTGCGGTCGTAGTGCCCGTAAGCCCGCGCGGCCGTCTTAGGCTCCGCGAGTATGCCCGTAGCTACAACCGAGATCCGGCGCTGCTCCATGGACGAGATGCTCGACCAGGGAAAGCATCTGTTCGTGGAACACTGGCAGGAGATCGCGCTCAACAAGGACGTGATGCTGCTGAAGCTCCACGAGCTGCGATATCGCGCGATGGAGAAGCAGGGCGCGCTGCTCGCTCTCGGAGGGTTCGTCGACAGCATGCTGGTGGGATACAGCGTCAACCTGATCACGAACCATTTGCACTACGCCGACCTGTGCTACTGTGCGAATGACGCACTGTTCGTTGCGCCCGAGCACCGCAACACCAGCATCGGTGTGAGGCTCATCCGCGAGACCGAGGCAGTCGCACGGGAGGAAGGGTGCAAGATCATGACGTGGCACGCTAAACCTGCGACCACGCTCGAACGCATGCTCGACCGCAGCCCGAACTACATCGTGCAAGACGTCATTTTTTCGAGGAAGCTCTGACGTGGGGTTTATTCCATCTGCCATTGTCGCTGCCGCGGGCCTCGGTATGCAGGTCTACGAGCAGGGCGAGGCAGTCAAAACGCAGGAGCAGAGCTTGCGGATGCAGGAGACGGGTCAACGCAAAGCCAAGGCGCAAGCGCTCGCCGAACGTAACCGTGCCCGCGCAGCGTCACGTCGCGGCCAGCGCAAGAAACCTGACACGCTCGCGTTGCTCGCCATGTCGCAACAAGACGCGAAGCGTGGTGTCGGCTCGACCTTCTTGTCTGGTCAAAGCGGCTACACTCTCGGAGGAGGTTCGTGATGGGGTTCGGCGGAGGTAATTTTTTCGAGGATCTCGGTGAGAGCATAGAGCGGACCTTCATGGCCCCGGCGCGGAGCAGCAGCTTCCGCGATTTTTTGAGGGACACACACTCGTTGGACCCCGCCACGAGAGCTGTCGACGCACTGGTCATTGACCCGCAGGAGAAAAAGAAGGACCTGCAAGCAAAGCAGCGGAAGGCCCAAGAGCTGCAACAACGCGAAGCCGCTGCGGCGGCGCGCTCGAAGGTAATTGATGCCGCGCAACGCCGACGTCGCGCGAAGCGCAGCACACCAGACGTCGGTGCGATCTTGTCGGCTGCGAGGCAGACCGCGGTGCAAGGTGCGCGCTCAACGATGCTCGGCGGCAGCACGTCGCTAGGAGTTTAGCCCATGGCAGGTCGGCGCGATTTTTTGGCGGGTCTTGGTGCAACAACGCTCGGCGCCCGCGCGGGCGTCACCGTTGGAAGTGACGGCGAGTTCAGGGTCCCTGAGAAAAAGGGCAAGGCTGAGAAACCCGGTTATCTGACCGGGAAGCGCGGGGCGTTGCTCAAGCGTTGGGCCGCGCTGCAAAACGAGCGCACCTCATGGTGGTCGCATTGGCAGGAGATCTCGACCTACCTGCTGCCGCGCAGCGGACGTTTCCTGACCGAAGAGCAAGACCGCGGTCGGCGCAAACACAACAACATCTACGACTCCACAGCCACGAGAGCGCTGCAAACCCTGGCCTCGGGTATGATGGCTGGTGCAACCAGCCCCGCGCGGCCGTGGTTTCGGTTGACGACGCCAGACCCAGGACTGGCGAGCAAGCACCACATCAAGATCTGGCTTGATGAGGTGCGCGACCTGATGATGCAACGCTTTCAGCGCAGCAACACATACCGCGCGCTGGCACAGGTCTATCTGGAGCTGGGGGCCTTCGGCACCGCGTGCAGCATCATTACGCCGCACCCCGACAAGTTGATCCACCACCACCCGCTGACCGCAGGGCAGTTTTGCCTCGCAACGGACCCGACCGGCAAGATTGTGACGCTGTTCCGACAATACGAACTAACGGTGTCGGAGATGGTGCGCGAGTTCGGTGTCGACAAGCTGTCGCCATCGACGAGGAACAAATACGACAACAACAACCTCGACACGCGCATCTCGATCGTGCATGCGATCGAGCCGAACTACGACCGCGACCAGACCAAAGTTGACGACCTCAACATGGCGTTTCGGTCATGCTACTTTGAGGAGAAGGCGAACGAGCACGACGACCTGCTGCGCGTGTCAGGATTCCGCGACTTCCCTGCTGTCGTGCCGCGGTGGTCCGCACCGGGCGGAGACATCTATGGCAGCTCGCCCGCGATGGACGCTCTCGGGGATATCAAGGGCTTGCAGCACAAAGCGCTTCGCCTTGCGCAAGGCATCGACTACCAGACCAAACCGCCGGTCGCGATCACTGGGGAGCTGAAGGATCGAGACATCGACATGCTGCCGGGCGGGCGCACGTTCATGAACACCGCAGCCCCGAACGGAGGTATCAAGCCGCTGTTTGAAGCGAACAACCTCAACTTGAACTACCTGCTCGGCAACATTCAAGACGACCGGCGACGTATCCACGAGACCTTCTTCTCGGACATGTTCTTGATGCTCGCAAACGCAGGCCC